GAGGGCAGGATGCCCGCCGTCTCGCCTTCAATGTCGATACCGGTGGTGCGGCCAAAGCCGAAGGGCGAAATAAACTTATAAATCGCATCGACCCCCATGTCATGGGCGAGTTTGTAATAGTAGGTGTCGCTTGAGACCACGATGGATTTTTTAAGGTCGACCCGTCCGTTGCCCTTGGGGTTGTAGTCTCGAAACCGGTGATTACCGAGCATGAAATAGCCCGGGTCTTGAATGGCCTCATCTGCCGTGCGTGCTCCTGAGGCAAGGGCCGCTACCGCCATAAAGGGCTTATAGGTTGATCCTGGTGGATAAATACCCCGCAAGGCCCGATTCAACAAAGGCACATCGGGTGACTGATTAAGCTGGTTCCAGAGGTCGGGATCAATACCGTCAACAAAGGCATTGGGGTTGAAGTTTGGCATAGAGACCATGGCAAAGAGCTCGCCCGTGGTGGGCGACATGGCCACAAGCGCACCACGCCTGCCGATGAAGGCGTCCTCGACCATTTTCTGGAGACCCTGGTCGATCGAGAGCTGAAGGTTTTGACCCGGTATGGGGGGCTTGAGGTCAAGCTCGCGCACCAGTCGACCACTTGCCGTGACTTCAATTTTCTGAAAACCAGGAATGCCCTTAAGGTCACTCTCGTAGCTTTTTTCAATGCCCAGTTTGCCGATGTGACTAAGACCGAAATAGTCCTCGAGAAGGTCCGCCTCGGTTAGTCTTTCGCGGTCTGCGCGCGAGATGCGGCCAATATGACCGAGCAGGTGGGAAGAGGAGTCGCCGTAAGGGTAGCTCCGAATAGTTCGTTGTTGAATGTTGACACCGGGTATTTCGGTGACTCGGGTTACAAGCCGGGCCACCTCTTCGTCGGTGAGTTTGGTTTTTAAGGGAATGCTGTCGAACCGCCTTGCCTCGCCTGCCGCACGTTTAAAGCGGCTTATTTCGGCCGGTTTAAGCTCAATGACTTTGCCAATTTCCTCAATCGTTCGATTTAAGTTCTTTGCCTGAAAAGGCTCAATTTCAAGAGAGAAGCCGGCATCGTTACGGGCAAGCGTTTCGCCATGCCTGTCAAAGATGCGTCCACGAGGCGGCTGGATGGGCAAAAGGGCAACGCGATTTTCTTCAGCCTTTGCCGCATGGTCCTCGTGTTGCCAGACTTGGATCTGCCCAAAACGCATTGCCAGCGCCCCAAGCCCAATTGTGATGGCCAGCGCCGCAAACGAGGCCCTTTGTCGAAAGTCTGAGTTTGACTGGTTGCTGAACTCCATTGCGATTGAGCTAAGTCTTCACCGGACTCACGGGCTTTCGTGCCCGCATTCGACCTGGTCGAGATTTTCGTTGCAAGACAAGTTGGATCATGCGGCTAATAAAGACCCATAACAAGGCCTCTGCCGCAGGCTGGATGAACAGGCTGCTGTCGGGTCCAAGGCCTTCAACCATCCAGCGCACGGCAAAGACGCTGGCAAGTGAGACAAGGAAAAGAGGATAGAGGTGGGCCGCTTGCCCCCAGGCTTGGAAATCGGGGATGCGTCGGTGCAGGGTAATGGCGCCATAACTAAGTATGGAATAGGCAAGCGCATGTTGACCCAAAAGAACCCCCTGATGTACGTCCATGACCAGCCCCAGCAGCCAGGCAGGCGCGAGGCCAATACGACTTGGTAGAAAGATATTCCAGAAGACCAGCACGATGGCAAGCATGTCGGGTACTGGCCAGTTCGGTGCCCAGGGCAGAAAGTTAAAGACCAGGGCCGCGGCCATGGTGCCCGCATCCTCACTGTGCAAGAGGGTGCGGGCTTGTTTTTCGATCTCGAACTGCTGTTCTGCTGATAGCCGGACAGCCATCCACTCACCGAAGTTCATGGTGCCATAGTGGTGGTGTACTTCTGCAGCTTACCAATGGACTGCCCGCGATGCGGTGGCGATGAGATCAGGGCACTGTGCACCAATGGCAAGGAGTCCGATCGGATCACACGGCAGAGGCGGTGTCCGGGCTGCGGCCATGTCTGGTACACGGTGGAGCTACCAGTGCATGTAGCTGTGATCGGCTGGTCGCGCGGGTGCGGGAAATCGATGCCGGTGTTGCGGGTGCCGGTGGAACTGGCGGTGGGGAAGGAGGCAGTGTGACGGAATGTAACGCGGCGGGGTTGACCGTGCACCGCTGACAGTGCATAATGACCGCACGAGGGGAGCGGCCCACTCGCAAAACTCAACCGCCGGCCGAACAGCGCACACGAGGCCGTAAAACCCGAGCGCAACAGGGCCTGACTAAGCCCGCATCGCCGGTTGGCCCGGTACACCAATCACCACCACCATGAAACAGGCATTCACAAGCGACTGGGGGCCAACTCTGTATCTATGGACCGCTCAGCTCGCAGAAATCATCGCGGCCGTGTACGTCGCCGGACTGATGTTCGGCGCATGGCTGCATCGCCTCAACGACCGCATCGCACGGATAGTCGCATCATGAACCGCATCAACAACGCCATCTGTTTTCTCGTCGCCGCCGCGGCCTTCGCCATGATCGGCCTCGATGCCGGCAACCACACCAGCGCTACACACTCAGGCACTCAGCAGGTGGTGGAGGTGCGGAAGTGACGCCCCGCCGCTTCTACTTCCAGATTCGCAGCGCCAACGTGATCGAATCCATCACGGCGCACAGCCTGACCGAAGCCAAGCTGATCGCCGCTGATACGTGGCTGCCGTGGTGGAACGAACTGGAATGGCTGAACCCTGAGACCGTTACCGATCCGAACTGTCATGCCTGAAATCCAAGGCGCTTTGCTGCAATGGCGCACTGATGAAACTGAGCTTGGCAACTACGGCGAAGGCGTCAGCCGCCCGCGTCACAATGCCCGCGTCAACGATTACACGGTGTTGATCACGCTGCCGCAAGCGAAACCAGTCAAGTGGTACACGCGCGCAGAATCAAAGCGTGCTGCTGCCAAATATGCGCGCAACCGCTGGCCGCAAGCTGTTGCCGTGGAGGTGCTGTGAGCGATCTTCGCTACCGCCTCGAGCAGTTGCTGGCCGACTCTGGCGCATACCAGCAGGGGCGCCAAGATGAACGCGAGCGGCTGCAGCAGTTGATCGACGTACGCATCGATCAGCTCACTAGTCTCCCCCGCACGCAGCAGCTTTGCGCTGAGCTGCTTCTGATCCGCCAACAGCTTGAGCAATGAAAGAACACCAGCTTGACCAGCAGCGCGCCGACATGATGGACGCGCTGTACGAACGCAGCGGCCGCACCAACGGCCTATACACCGGGCTGTGGGATGAGTTCGCCCACGATATGGCAACCAACTTCAGGGACACGCCATACCCCGAACTGCTCGCCCGCGTGGTGCGCGCCATGGATGCCACAGAATCCGTGATGACGCAAAAGCAGGCGCAGCAGGCTATCGAGGTGTGCCGCCAGCAGCTTCTGGGAGATAAGTGGAGATGAATCACCACGCCCTGGCTACTGAGCTAGCTGAACGGTTGGCTCAACATGTTCCCGCTGATGATCCGTTCTTGGCATTTGCGCAGCGCGCGCTGCAGATGCCAGCGCAAGGTTTCCCGCGTGGTGAAGGCAATCCAGCCAATGTCCTCACCGCTGACAATGTGCGCGAGATGCGGCGGCTACGTGACGATGGTCTTTCAACGGGTCAGCTTGCAATCCGCTATGGCATCAGTCCAAAACAGGTATGGCGCATCTGCCGTCGTGAGCAATGGAGCTGGGTAAAATGACTGATCCGATCAATCCAGCGCACTACCGCCGCGGTCCGGTTGAGGCCATCGACATCATTGAGGCAGCAGTTGCAGATGCACCTCATATGGTGCCGGCATACCTGCAGGGGCAGGCGCTCAAATATCTGCTGCGCATCTGGTGCAAGGGCAACGCTTTGGAAGATGCCCGCAAATGCCGGTGGTATATCGACCGCTTGATCGGCAAACTGGAACCATGATCCCGCACCTCCCTGGTCTGAACATGCTCGAGCGTTGGGCGCTTGGCATCTTGGTGCGCAGCCGCAATACCAGTCTGGTGGTGGTCAAGCCTTATGGCCGCACTGAGATGGTTGTGGCCGCCTGCCCTGGCGATCCGGTTGCGGCCTACGTGACCAGAAACCAAGGCGAGCCGCTATCGATGCAGCTCGAGCGCATTTATCACCAGCCGAGTTACGGCGAGGTGGAATGATCAGCCTGTACGCCGGCCGCTTGCTGCTGGTGTGCAGCCGATCTGACCGCAACTGGCACGCGCGGGTTGTGCTGGGTCCAAAGCCCGAGCACCAGTTTGAAGCTGATACGGGCACCGTGCACCTGCAGGATGCGCTACTGCGCGCGCAATCGATCTACCGGGCTGCAGTGACGCAGTTGCGGCCACCTGGTGGTCCGCTGATGTGTTGG